CCCAAGCAATCGCATAGAACAGGAGTGTCTCAAGAGGAAAAGTGTACCCATTTCCCATGGCGGAAATCTTCTCAAGTCTAACGGTTCTGCCACTACCGATATCGGTATAGGCGCACCGTGTCCACAAGAGAAGATCAAGCCAAAGGGGATCAGCTGAGGACAAGAGATCAATAACAAGGTTAGTTGAAATCCTGTCCGAGGCTGACGATAGGTCGATGGTAGCAAGTCCATCGTCTATCGATCTGCGAGCGGAATCCTGATTCCTAGTTTGATCGCGTATGTCGATCCCGAGGGATCGCAAACGCTTAGAAATCAGATCGCCTATTCCAAGTTGGATATAGACGTTCCACCTAGGGCCAATCGAAATTGGCCTATCGGTTTTCGCAGTTTTGGGTACGAAGGTAAGCTTTTCTGCCAACACAATCTCTGCATTGTTGGCGAGGTCGTGCCGGTAATCTGGGAGCAACTCGCGTTGCTCGTCGAATACCGCCTCATAAGCACGACAACAAGCTTTGGTAATTGATCCTGGTGTACGGAACTTCTCATATGAAGTAGCCATGCTACGACGGAGAGAAGTATCAGACCCAGGCCCGTGTCGACATGAAGCGCGTATGAACTCAATGTCGGTTGGTTTGATAGTCCCTAAGATCTTGGTTATTTTCCGACGAGCGAGGTGCAAAACCTCCTCAACGGGAAAGGAAAAGGGTTGGGATTTTCCCTCCCACCGAGATCTGAAAAGACTATTAACCTTCCGACATGAATCCTCAGACTCAAGCCACTTTTCCATCGCGACGCCTTTCCGGTCGATACCCAGATCTACATCTAGGTACTTCTTCCAGAAAGACACGATTTGGTAATCATGGCGAAAGTCATCCACAGAAAGGTCATTCCACTGATAGAAGAAAGGGTCGAATTCAAGAGTCGCGAGACCCAGGAAATCGCCTTCCTTCATCATGTAGAAAGCTTTAAGTGAAAGAGGAGTACATGCGCGTTCACAAATCCCTGTGAAAAGCTTAGCCATAGCCTTTCGTCCCCTTACGGGGACGTTAGGATCCGGCTTTGCCTTTCGGACAGTGGCTGCCCTAGGAGAAGACATTTGGTCAGTCTCCCAGAACAGTACGACACGGACGGACCAATCGACCCGAAATTAGACTAGTTCGACTTAAAAAGTCAAGCCTAGAAAAATTATCGGATCCATCTGAGGTGATAGCAAGATAGAGACTGCCATCGTCAAAGTCAAAAAGACAATCAAGCCCCAGAGGAACACACTTAAAAAGTGTGACCTCAGAGACTTCAATGTCCTCAAGAAAGAGACGACGGCTTTCCTTGTCCTGCTTGCTGTGAATGTTGGACATATC